CCTAATCCGAGTCAATGACAGACAAGCCTAAAAAACGCAAAGCCCTGCGAGGGGCAACTAAGCCACGGCTGCACAGTCCACTTCTCAAGGGCGAAAACAAGCTGCAAGATGTCAAAGACCTATGCGCAATAGTCCAGATGGATCTCATGCCGTGGCAGGAGTTTGTGCTCAAGGACATGCTGACTGTGGACAAGAAAGGCATGTGGGTTCGTAAAACAAACTTGATTCTCGTGGCTAGACAGAACGGTAAAACACACCTAGCACGCATGCTTATCCTTGCTCACTTGATTAAGTGGAACACCAATGTGCTTATCATGAGCTCTAATAGAAGCATGGCACTAGACACATTTAGACAAGTCACTCACCTATTGGAGACCAATGACCACCTTAAAGGATTCGTTAAACAGATCAGACACGCTAACGGCACAGAGTCAATTGAGATGTTATCTGGAGCAAGGCTTGATGTTGTGGCAGCAACTAGAGACGGCTCTCGAGGCAGATCAGTCAATGGATTGCTCTACATCGATGAAGTCCGAGAGATCACAGAAGATGGATTTAGAGCTGCAACTCCAACTACTAGAGCTCACCCAAATTCTCAAACGCTTCTTACCTCTAATGCGGGAGACGCTTTCAGCACTGTACTCAACGACCTACGAGAAAGAGCCATCGACTACCCACCTAAGTCTTTTGGATTCTATGAATACTCAGCACCCCAGTATTGCAAGATAGACGATAGAAATGCGTGGGCTCTGGCTAACCCTTCACTCGGTTACACGATTACAGAGGATGCGATTGAGGAAGCGATTGCTACTTCACCAATTGAAAACACGCGCACGGAGACACTTTGTCAGTGGATAGACAGTTTATCGTCACCGTGGCCTCACGGAATTCTCGAGGAAACATCTGACTCCGAGCTTGAAATGGCAGTCGGTGCGTACACGGTATTCGGCTTTGATGTCAGTCCGAGTCGTAGAAACGGCTCACTCATTGCCGGTCAGTTGCTCCCAGATGGGCGGATCGGAATCGGGATCCTAGAGACTTACAGTTCTCAGGTTGCTATCGATGAGCTGAAGATGGCTGCAAGCATAAAGGCATGGTGTGACATTTATAAGCCACGGCTCGTCTGTTTTGACAAGTACGCTACCCAGACTATTGCAGATCGTCTGTCTAATAGTGGCGTGGTTGTTGAAGATGTCTCTGGACAGCAGTTCTATAAGGCATGTGGAGATCTATTAGAAGGCTTGGTCAATCATCGAGTAGTTCACAATGGGCAAGCCGAGTTCATTCAGCAGATGAATAACTGCGCAGCTAAGGTCAATGACAGCGCATGGAGAATCATCAAACGCAAGTCAGCAGGAGATATCTCAGCACCAATTGGCATCGCCATGGCGGTTAGTAAGTTAATGATTCCTCAACCTAAGCCACAGATTTACGGTTAGACACGCCCTAGCATGTTGTCTAATTACTTGACAAATGATACACTTTATGACTATGGGTCTATTCCGCAAAACTGAAGCAATCTCTGAAGATAAGCGTTCATCGCTTTTAGCGCAATATGCCCCTTCTATTATGGGAGAGAATCTTAACTCTCTTTACAATTACATCCTTCCACGCGTTCAACGCAATGAAGCTATGTCTGTGCCGTCAGTTGCAAAATGCCGAAACCTTTTAAGCGGTGTTATCGGTGGGCTTCCACTTAACCTTTACCGTAACTCAACAGGTGAAGAATTAGGCAACCCTGTCTGGGTTGATCAGCCAGCTGTTAATCAGCCACGCTCTGTAACAATGGCGTGGACTGTAGATTCATTGATGATGTATGGCGTTGCATACTGGCAAGTCACAGAAGTCTATGCTGAAGATGGCAGACCTTCTCGCTTCCAATGGATTCCGAATGTTAAAGTTACATTCACGACAGATCTTTACGGCATGACTGTCACTCAATATTACATCGATGCAGTTGCAGTACCGATGTCAGGTCTCGGATCTCTTGTGACATTTCAATCATTTGATGAAGGAATCTTAGAGCGCGGATCTGAAACAATTAGAGCTGCAATCGACCTTCGTAAGGCAGCAGTATTAGCAGCCAGCACACCGATGCCTTCTGGAGTATTGCGTAACAATGGCGCAGACCTAGATCCTAAAGAGATCGCTGGACTTCTTGCAGCATGGAAGAATGCTCGCAACAATCGCTCAACTGCATACTTAACATCTACTCTTGAGTATCAGCCAACATCATTCTCGCCTAAAGACATGATGTATGACGAAGCGCAACAGTTCCTAGCAACTGAGATTGCTCGTCTATGCAACATCCCCGCTTATATGCTTTCAGCAGAAGCCAACTCATCAATGACTTACGCTAATGTCTTAGATGAGCGCAAACAATTCTTCTCAATGAGCCTTGCTCCTTATGTAAATGCCATTCAGGACAGGCTCTCAATGGATGACATCACCGCTAGAGGCAATTCCGTGCGTTTCGATGTGGACTCATCATTCTTAGCAACAGAACCAATGGAGCGATTGCTAGTAATTGAAAAAATGTTATCTCTAGGCTTGATTACAGTTGAACAGGCTATGGAGATGGAAGATCTAACACCTAACGGCAGTGAAGGAATCGAATAATGGAAAACCAAGTAATCCACTTCTCATCTGGCTTAATTGCCAATGTTGAGGAACGCTTAATCTCAGGCAAGATCGTGCCAGCAGGAACAGGTGAAGTCGGTAACACTTCAGCAGGTAAGGTCGTATTCGAGAAGGGCGCAATCGCACTTCCAGAAGATCCTAAAACTGTCAAGCTTCTTAATCAGCATGACTCACGCCAACCCCTCGGCAAGGCTACCCAGTTCACAGAGCAAGAAGATGGAATTTATGCATCGTTCAAAGTCTCACGATCTAATCGTGGATCTGAAGCTCTTATCCTTGCAGAGGAAGGCTTGCAGTCAGGTCTGTCTGTAGGCGTAGAAGTAATTAAGTCAAAGCAAAAAGGCAATGTGATGTTTGTATCCGCTGCTAAATTGCTTGAAGTAAGTTTGGTAACAGAGCCAGCCTTTAAGTCTGCTCAGGTTATCGATGTAGCAGCTGAGGAAGTCGAAGGACATCCTTTAGCACCAACCCAACCAACAGAAAGCGAGACAGCTGTGGAGAATACTCCAGAGACAGTTGCAGCACCAGTAGAGGCAGCAGCGGTTGAAGCTGCTCGTCCAACTGTTGTAACAGCAACTACATTCGTGCGCGAGCGCGTAGCACCAATCACATCAGCACAATACCTAGAAGCTAACATTAAGGCAGCTCTAGGCGATGACGAATCACGCCGCATCGTTCGCGCAGCAGATGATTCAACATCAACAAACACAGGCTTGACACTTGCACCACACCTAAACACATTTATTACTGACACCTTTACAGGCCGTCCAGCATTCGAGGCAGCAACACGCGCAGCACTTATTGCAGAGGGCATGAGCTTCACAGTTCCACGCCTTTACACAAACGCATCTTCAGCTGACACTGCTCCAACAGTTGCAGACACAAACGAAGGCGCAGCACCATCAGAAACTGGGATGACAAGCGCGTACGATACGGTCTCGATTAACAAGTTCAGTGGCCTTCAGAGAGTGAGTTTTGAGCTCGTAGATCGTAGCCAACCAGCATTCATGGAAATTATGATGACTGAATTGCGCAAGGCATACGAGAAGGCTACAGATGCAGCACTTCTAGCAGCGTTCATTGCTGACGGAACAACAGCAGCAACAACTGCAGCAACAGCAGCTGGATTGCAGTCATTCATCTCAGTAGAAGGCGCAGCAGCTTACAAGGGTACAGGCGGAGACTTCGCTAACAAGCTAGTCGCTTCAACTGACCAGTGGGCAGCTATCACAGGATACGCAGACACAACAGGTCGCGCACTCTACTCAGCACAGGGTGCAACATACAACGCAGCAGGTACAGCAGTAGCAACATCTGTCCGCGGAAATGTACTAGGTACTGACTTGATCGTAGATCACAACATCTCTGCATCAGGCGTAATCGATAACTCAGCGTTCTTGGTTGCACCATCTTCAGTATATGTCTGGGAATCACCACAGACACAGCTTCGTGTCAATGTTTTGACAACAGGCGAGATCGAAATCAACCTTTACGGATACCTAGCAATCTATCTTGCTAAGTCAGGCAAGGGCGTTCGTAAGTTCAACCTAACTTAATAGGTTACTAAGTCGCTCTAGGGGGTCAGTAGCCCTCTGACTCCCTAGAGTCTTTAGAAAGGAAATCATGGCACTAACTACAGTCGCAGAACTTCGATCAACCCTCGGAGTCGGTACGCTGTACCCTGATGCCACCTTGCAAGAAGTCTGTGATGCAACAGATGCAGTTCTACTGCCTATGCTCTGGACTAACACTACTTTTAATATCGCTCATAGCAACACAGCCACGACTGGCACTCTTTACTTCGAGGACAAAGTAGAGAAAGTGTTTTATGTCGGCCAGACAGTGAACATTACTGGCAATGGCTCAAAGCACAACGGCAATAAGACTCTTACTGGAGTAGGCGATTACAACATTACTTACAACATTACAGGCAATAACAACACGCCAGCAGTAGAGCATCCAGTACAACCTTTCGGCACAGTCTCAGCAGACACTTATGTGGACTGGGCTTTAGATGCAGCAATTCAGCAAGCAGCTTTGATGATATCTGTTGAAATCTGGCAAGCAAGAACCGCTACCCTTTCAGGTTCTAATGCGATTGATTTCCAGCCTTCCCCATATCGGATGTCAGCGCAACTTCTGGCGAAGGTACGGGGCTTGGTTTCTCACGCGCTTGCGCCTACCAGTATGATCGGGTAGTTCATGACAACACCCATCACAACCCTTCGCACTACTTTAGCAACAGCGTTAGTAGATAATACAAAGTATCAAGTTTTTGCATTTCCACCTGCAACAGTCCTTGCTAACTCTGTGATCGTGTCTCCAGATGATCCTTATTTAACACCCAGCAACAATCAGCACATCACTATTAGCCCAATGGCAAACTTTAAAATTATTATAACGACCATGCTCTACGACAACGAAGGCAATTTGAACGGCATAGAAGATTTCGTCTGTGGCGTGTTCGCAAAGCTCGCTGCATCATCTTTAACCTATAATGTAAGCGCAATCAGCGCACCTAGTATTCTCAACGCTGCATCGGGAGACCTTTTAAGCTGCGAGATGTCCGTATCAATCCTTACGAGTTGGAGCTAAAATGTCCGAGTGGGAAAAAGAAAACGAAGCCTTCCTGATCAAGATCGGGCAGGTAGCACCATCATCACCAAAGCCAGCACCTACAAAGAAAGACGAGGAATAATCTCATGGCTGTATTTCTAAATAACAAAGTCGGTGTGAAGATTAACTCTGTTGATCTTTCAGACCATGTCACAAGCATTACACTAAACCGCACATTCGATGAGCTAGAAGTAACAGCTATGGGCGATTCTTCACACAAGTTCGTTAAGGGCTTAGAAGCATCGACTGTAACAATCGACTTCCTAAATGACACAGCATCTGCAAATGTATTGGCAACACTACAGGCAGCATGGGGAACGACAGTCACATGTGTATTCCTACAGGAAAAGGGAACAGCAGTCTCAGCGACTAACCCTCTCTACACTGTTTCATTGCTAGTCAATAACACTACAGACATCAATGGTGCTGTAGGCGATATGGCTACACAGTCAATTACATTTACTGCTAACTCAACAGTTGCAGTAACCACAACAGGCACATTCTAAAAAACTAACAAAGGGGCAAACTCATGGCAAAACTAAAGATCGTTCGTACAGATGGAAGCGTACTAGAAGGCGAGATCACTCCAGCAGTGGAGTACTCATTCGAACAGTATGCTAAAAAGGGCTTCCATAAGGCGTTTCGCGATGAAGAAAAGCAGAGCGATGTCTATTGGTTAGCATGGGAAGTAACACGCAGAGCAGGTGAATCTGTTAAGCCTTTCGGGATTGACTTTATCGAGACACTTAAGAGTGTTGAGGTATTAGACTCAGACCCTTTAGCTTAAAGCGCGATCTTCCGTTCACCTATCTAATCGCTAGGCTAAGCATTAGATTGGGAATCGCGCCACAGCAGTTATTAGATCTAGATAAGACCATGCTCGATGCATTAGTGCA